AGATTCAGGAGCGCGAAGGGCATGTAGATGGCGCTGCTGACCCATCATTATACGTTGACATCGCTAAAGACCTTCTGGCGAAATATAACGCCGATGACGATGACGTTGAATATGCTTTGCAGGCATAACATAGTAATAGGCGTCAAGTTGAAATAAAAGCAATCTATAATAGCGCGTTATCACTGGATGCGCGCCCCCCAGCTCCCCTCCAATTCGTCCACGGCGAGGGCTACCGGGACAAATCCGAGGTAAAGATTTAATGATGGATCCCGTTATAATATACTGTACGTTTCTCGACCGTGTCCCATGCGGCTGTCAGTATTTGTTGTCTGGGTATTTCTGATAATCCGATATGCACCCACCGGCCGAATTCTTGGATCAGCTGATCAAACTCAACTATCGGCGCTAATGCCTGACATATCCGATAAGGCGAACCATAAGATGGGCAGATAAAATCCGCCGCTAGTCCCTGCATGTGCGACGACATTATAGAGCCTCCGATACACTTATTCAGTTCCGGGCATCGATATCCGCTTGTAATTATTATTGATCTGTTATCTAATATTTTTCGGATATTTTCCAGTGTCTCACATAACGTTAATATGTTGGGTGTCAATTCCGGCGGTAATGAATTATCAATTCCGCGCCGGGCGGCGGTTTCGGATTGTGTCATTTCCTCGATGGTAAAATGTTTAGTTAGTTTCATTATTTGAGTTCTTGGCGTAAATCTCTTATATCCTGCCGAAGATCAGTCCGGAGTTGCAACACATCTTTTTGCAAATATTCAATATCTTTCGTTATGGTAGCGTAAAGCATTCCTGAAATAGCCGCTGCAATTATCAGACTTTCGATAATCCGTATTATACGGATTTTGTGGTGACCTTCTGTTTGCTGTACCATAAACGGTATCCAGTCAAACACATGTTTTAACAATTCCTTTTCCATCAATTTCCCCTTATAAGACGCGGGATCCTGTAGATGACTCTACTGAATCTTCGGTAAATGTAATGCCTGTGCTGGTCGCGCCATTTGTACGTAGATGCAAACCGTAAGATGTGCCAAAACCAGCATTACTATTACGTACATATAATTGTATTACATCACCGGCATTAAATGATATATCTTCATTCCATGCCTGACGAAGGGAACTTGTAGTGCTTCGTTCCGTTCCGACTGCTGATCCATTTACATAAACTCTGCCATATGCGGTTGCCCCAGACGGGGCCCATAAATGCATATGGGTTGTTATCGTTCCGCCGCGCGGCATATAAAATGCAATTTTTTGAACATATGATGTTCCAGGATCGGCATCGGTGTTATCACCGATGCCGATCTCGGTATAACTGCCTGCGACAAAATCAGCTAGTTTCGCGTTGGTTATTGCGTTATCTTGTAAATCGGATGTTCCCCACGGATGACCGCTTAATCCGCTATTCGGGACACTAACGACACTAGCTGTACCATGTACATGGTCACGTATATTGACTTCCACCTGGTTCATTTTTGTGGCGGTTAATATTTCACCGACTGAGAATGTTTGGAAACTATATGCCATCTTTTATTTCTACCTGTCCGCTATCTGTTATCGCATACGTTACCGACTCCGGATCAATCCCAATTGCCCTTACGGCATCCGCTGCTAATATGCTTTCGTCCTTTAATGATTGTTCAATATCCTGTCTTAGTCTATCCGAAACTTGTTGGAATTCAACATAAGCCGTGCCAATCATGAACGCCGCATGATCCCGCCTACGCCGCTGATCGAGTATCCGCTGTAAATAATCTTGTGTTATCTGTTTCATTTTAAAATGCGAGTTTACGATCTGAGTCGATTTGTCCTTTTACAGGATCATTCAAATATAGATATTTAAAATCCTCCTGTTTAAATAAATTATATCTTGTTGTATGAGTTCTGCCGGAGGACCATTCTATATCGTGATCCACGCCGATTATCGTATAATTATCATTTATATATGTATTGCTTTCGACAACGGTAATTATATCTGCTAATTCCCGCTCCATCACGTCCGGGAAAACATTACGCAAACCTATTGTTGGATCGCTAAACGGATCTGCAAATGTATCTAAAATAAACTGTCCATAGCTTGTTGCATGCTGATAGGTAATCAGATTGTTGACTACTTCCATGCCTCTTTTGCCGTATATGGCCTGGCTGGAGGTTTGTTGTGACTGTAACGCTATATCGGCAATCCGTTGGGCCGATAGGCCGCGGATTTGAAACCGTGTCAGATATGCCGTTGCGCCGCCATTATAGATAGATACTACCGCCGTTGCGCCATATGTTGTTATATAAATTGAATGCTGTGATGTTAAATCCGCCCCTGTCCCATCGCTGTTTGTCGCCATATAATAATCGGTACTGGCTACTAGCGATACTAAGCTATTCGCCGGCGTGTTTCTTTCGCCCGTATTCGGATCAAGATAATCGATCCAATAAGATGTCCAAGCGCTGGCTGTCAGCGTAATTGGATTGTCGATATAAGCTACGGTTTGAACTGTGGTCGAGAAACGTCTAGGCTGTGATTTTATCCGAAAATCATTTACCACATGATTGTATCCCAATTCTGTATCAAAGGAATAATATCTTGTATAGTTCGCAATTGGTGCTTTTTGGTCATAGTCTCTATTTAATGCCCGATGTGTACCGACACCATCGACGTAAACCACATAATATCCATATTCAATGAGATCATTAATCGCTTTCGCCGGCTTCTCATTCCGCCACCAGGCAAACATAGTCTGATCTTGTGCGATTGATTGCACATTGAAACTACCAACCTCGCTCAGTGAATAAATGGACGTAAATAAAGATGTAGGATTATAAGCCGAATATAGGGAAGTTGTTATCAGTTTATTATTTAATTCGCCGACATCATCGACACATTCCAATGTCGTACTTAATGCGTCTGGATGTGGATTAATGCTTATATCTCGTATCCGGCCTGTGAATAGATTATAAGTCGGATTTGATATCGATTCAGTACGGATATAATTGTATAGTGATCCACTAGATACTTGGGCACCATATATATATATACCTGATAGACCATCTCCGGAGAAGGTACTATATCCAACTTTTACATTACGGATATATAGCAAATTATTGCCAATCGATGTTACAGTAGTAATGCCTAACGTGCATAACCAAAATCCATTGGCGCATCGCGTCATTGTTGCTTCGAGACTTGTTGTTGCTGTTACTGGATTCGTCGCGTAAACGCTCCCGACATTGAGATTATATTTCGCCCATGGCCAAGAATTACTACCGCCGCTTTGTACCTGTCCTGGTGAAACGATAGATAATGCATCGACATAATTATCTGCTTGTGCTGCGTAAATACTAAAATATGTCCGATCACCTTTTACTGCTATATTCGGTAATACCGCGACTATCCCAAGGTTATTAGAATCAGTATTCGCTAATGTAATCATCCTCACCGCTTTATTCGTATTCATCGGATCCCGATAACCTGTCGGTAATCCGTTTACAGTATTCCACACCCAGCCGCCACCGCTAAATACCTCGGACCATTTCAACATATTGGCGTTCTGTGCTTGTATTTCAACTTTTTTATTTAATGCCAATTGTCCATAATACGCACCGTTAGGATTGTTGGGCGAATATATTCCGGTTTCATTTTGTAATTGTATTTGTGCCCGGCCTTCACGTAAGCCGTTCCAAAAAGTAGCAAGATCTCGGGAGATTGAGACACGTTCCGTGTCTGCTGCGATATTATAATATGTCGATCCAACTTCTGCCGCGGCTACGGAGTTTGCAGGAGGAACAAATGGATATAATTTTTCCGTTGGTGTTAATTGCGCCCCCCATAAATAAAATAAATTCGTACCTGATCCCGCATATGATCCACCATCGCCGGCATATATATAAAATTGATTCGCGCTATTTATAGTTGTCGGCGACAATATCGCTGATATACGATAATATCCATATGGTGCGGACGTTACTGATGTTGATAATAACCCATTAGCGGCATTTGGTGTACTGAGAGATGTACCACTTTTAATATTAAATCTGGCTGTTTGCGGTGCTTCTAATATTGTTAATACTATTTCGCTTAATGTTGCATCAAAATTATTATCTTCATGAGCTTTTGCATATACGGAAAAATTATACCATTGCCCTTTCCTGGCATAATGTCCTGTCGCGGAGGTAATGTTCTGATATATACCATGTAATGCAGGGATGGTATTATCCAAAAATACATCGGATTGCAACAAGCCTGTCGGACTTAACCCTTGATCGCCAGATATTGTACCATTCTGTGTTACCCAATATGTCCCATCATCAAACGCATTAACAGATTGTAATAAACATGGGTTAATATCAGCCCGGACTTTATAAATAGGATTATCCATATCTGGTATTTTCTTTCATCTGCGCGCGTCCGAGACTGCGGATAAATTTACGCATTGATATATCATCAAACATAACCGGACCGTTTAAGACTAAAGTTTGTCCGCCGCCGCCAGATTGGCGGGCCGTTAACGGCCGTACACTGACTTGCTCCGGGCCGCGTTCACCGACCGTTATTAATTGAGGCCGTGTCGCTATAAAACTACCACCGTGTTGAAATGATAACCCAAACGACGCTATCGCTTTTGCTGCTGCTATCTTCGCCAATTCGGCTAATACCGCTGCCACTAATTGTTGAAATAGTTGTTTCATACTATCTGCAAAAGATTTTGCCCGTGTCATTACGTTCATAAAAAAGTTTTGAAACGCTCCATGCATGGCTGTTGCAACGGCTTCGCCTGAGTATTGCATATTTGCAAATGATGTTCTCCAGCTATTGCTAGTTTCGTCAGCTTGTACACTAACGTCATTTAATGTATTTTGTAACCGTTCATTTTCTTCATTAAATATCTTTGTATTTATATCTCCGCGCTGTAACAAAACATTTAACCGCATCATCTTATCGAGTATTAGATCGTACTGGCTCTGGGTAGTTTTTAATGATTCCTCCCATCTATCCATAGCTTCTGTAGTAGCGTCTATATCATTTTCTGTTTTATCATAGACAATACCTAATTTTTCCATTTCCGCAGTTAATATCTGTGTTGATATTGTTCCTTCAAATTCAGCAACCGTTAATTCATATAGTTTCTGTTCTACCAAGGTTTGATCTAATTGAGTCTTCGCTAAACTCGTACGCCATGCCTGCATCGCTTTTTCGCTTTCACTTACACCTTCTTTATTCAAGCGTTTAAATTCCTGTAACATTTTCTCTATACTGCTCCCGGTTTTTTGCATCGCTTCCTCAATATTATTACTCATGTCTTGAGCTGATTTTCCGGTTTTGGCAAAGCCGGTTTTCGCCGTTCCTTCCAGTTCTTTTATTCGTTGTTCTACTTCTTCTAATCTATCCTCATCGGCAAATCCAAATATTTCCTCATCATCTTCCCCAAAATCATCACGTAATTTTTCACGTTCTTTATATAGCGCCTGTAAATCCATATCTAATACATTTAGATTCTGATGGGCTTTATATGCGCTTATGCCTAATATACCCAGCAATGTTATGACAATTCCAATCGGTCCCGTTACAACAGTCATACCAACACTTAACAGTCCAACTATTTTTACCAATGCGCCTAGTGCGATTAATAACGGCCCTATCCCAGCTGCTAATCCGGCGATTAATACTATATTTTTCTGTTGTGCTGGCGCTAAATTACTAAACCATTTTACAGTTTGCTCTAACCATGTGATGAATGGTTTTGCAATCTCATTTAGAAAGTCTCGAAATGTTGGCATTAATGCCGTTCCGAAATCAATGGATAATTGTTTAACCCGCCCTTGTAGTATCCGCAACATATTAGTCGGTGATTCTAATGTCCTTGCTAGATCACCTTGGGCTGCTGATGATTGTTCCATGATTGCGATATAACGCAACACGGTTTTTTGTGCCTGGGTCATTTGTTGAATATTAGACCCAAGTCCACGATTCATCGCTACTTGTTTTAATGCCGTCTCATCAATAATGATGCCCAACCGTCTTAGCGGTTCTACTTCTCCCGCGATAGCGGCTTGTAATTTTAAGAATGCATCATCAGGACGCAAATTGAAAAAGGATGCAAAATCGTGGGTTAATTCCGTTAGTCCGGCTGACATGTCATATGATGCTTGTTCACCAAGCCCCATTGCTGACACCATCTGATTAAATATCCCGACTTGTTTTCGGATTTCAACGGAATTCAATCCTAAATCTGTGCGTAGCTGTTCCGACCATTGATAGGCGGAATCCGCCATGTTACGCATTGATACAGAAAATAGATTTTCCGACTCAATGGCATCCATTGCCATTTTAATCGCCGCCCCGCCTACCAATGTCATGGGCGCGGTTACACGGAATGCTAGGGTTCGGCCGACATTCGCCATGCCATCGCCCAATTCCTTGAACGTTTTTTGTGTTCGGCGTAGACGATCTTGTGTATCTTTATCGCCGAATAAACGTATTAACAGATCAACATCAGCCATAATTATGATCGTTTTGTGTCGCGTTCAATTTTACGCAATAAATAGTTTAGCTCCTCCACTGTTAATATCATTATGTCCCGCTTTGTCCATCCGTAGGTATGTCCAAAGACGTGAAGGGCGTCAAGGTAGGGCGGTCAAGTTCTTGTACCTCATTTATCGCATCCATCACTTGTTGTATGATTATGCTCCGCATGCTGAGGCTTGTTATATCGTTCAACGATATTTGTTCATTGGCTTTGTGCAATACATAATGCAGCATTGCCACAATATCGCTTACCTTTCCTTCTGACAAGGTTCTCGCAGTTAGGCCTGATTTTTCCAGTTCCATCCAGTCACCTAACGTTAATGGCAATGCATTATTCAGATCAATATCATGCCCATTGATCTTAACTATTGTACTCATAATGCCCTCCTTTTATGTGGGTCACTTCATGCTTGTTTAATAATCCGATTTAACCGTGGTTAAATTCACCTGTATGGCTGTCGCACTTCCGGTGTGATAATACCCTTTTCCTTCAAAATCCACAGTCACCCGTTCACGTCCCGAGGTTTGAGCCGGGAAGGCACTGTAAATCATGCGCGGTATATCGACCGTCATGGCAAAACTATTCGCTTTAGTCACATGGACTATTAATTGCCGTTCAGTCTGATTTACGAAGTCCAGGTATTCCGTGATATCGGCAAAGTCTATCGTTCCGGAGATTCCCAGCGTCTGTGGGCCGCGGCGTAGTATCTTTGCTATTGATGTGCTGGCATTCAACGCCGGAATGCCTTCATATTGATTATCAATCGCGATTTGCAATCCTTCGATTCTTGCCGTTGCTGCTCCGGCCAGCTGTAGACTCGCGGAATCAAACGTAAATGGTTGCGCCGGTGAACCTGGAAATGTCGGTGTCGTCGCGGCGATTATCGAAGTCGTTTTCCCGATTACACCAGCCGTTACCCTCACATCTTGATTGGGAGCATATCCTAGACGCAATTGATTAACCACCACACCGGCATATCTATGTGACGATGTTACATCCCGGAATATTTCAAGCGTATACGGTTGGCCCGAACATTCCCCCGTACTAAAATCGGCTGTCGGTGTTCTGAACTGCGTGTTCCACAAAAATCCTGATAGGACTGTCGTAACAGAACTTTGCGTAAATGCTGATTTTAGTATGTATCCAATGCTTACCGGATGTGCGCCAAATTCCAAATCACCCTCAATGCGCCGAATACCCGCAGAATCATCCGGTTCAGCCAACGAACCATGAACGTTGATCGTATCAAAGCGATCAATAGCCAAGGCCAAGCTCTCGTTCATTATCTTGATATAATCCGCCGCCGCTACGGCTGTCCCCCAGCTCGTTTCTTTGGCAATACCTAAATGCCCTTTAATTCCATAACCCATAATTTATTCCTCCTGCTGTGGGTGCTTGCGTACTTTGTTTTTATGCACCTTCCGCGCAAACCCTTGTACGCACCATTGTTCCGCTACTTCATCTGGAACATCCCAGAACTCTCCGGCTTTCGGAACACCATATCCGATATACTCGCGTTCGGCCAACATTTCTATTTCCATCAGTCAGATTGTATCCGTTGATATTTCAGCTATTAGTATAATCTCCGCGCCCGACAAATAAACCGATTGATCCGCCGGCAATCGGCCCGACGGCATGTCTCCGCCCTCAAGCCAGGACATATCGACGAAATCCCGTATAGTCCGGTTTTTCATCAACACTTTTTCCACACGGCTCATCAAGTCATTACGTCTTTTTATCGCATCTGCAATGGACTCTAACGAGACTACCCAGGTCCACAATGTAAATCTCAGTCTGTATCTCGTGGATTGTCCGGCGTCCAGGTATTGCTCCGGCGACGGATCGCGTCTTTCAAGATAAATTCCTACCCAAGGAGCTGCGCCCGCCTCAAATGTCAGCTCGCCTTCTACGTCTATCGTCACGCCATCCATTAACGCTTCAGCGCGTAATATATCCGCAATTTCTTCCTCAATAGCGTAGTAGTCAGCGCGCGCCACGGGTTTTTATCTCAATGTATGCATCAATAGCTTGTTTCGCCAGTTTCCTCGCTCTTGCGTCATCAGGCAACATCCGACGCTGCGGGATACCGGGATGATTAACACTCCTAGCAAACGTGTTTCCTTTCCCTTTATACGGTTTGGTCCCGCCTGCTGTCCAAAAAAACAGTACCTTTTTATTTGCCGGCCTTATCGTATACGGTTTGGTTCCATCTTCGTGATAATGGGCATATTCTATATCCGTGCCGATTCGTACTGCCGTATCTCCTTCCAGCTTGACGGCATATGATTGCGCTAGTCTTCCAGTATTCCGTAACGGTTGACTGCCTTTCCCCCCGCGTTTTGGGTTGGCTAATGTATTCGGGCTAAGTGGCGGCCAGCCGCCTGATTGAAACACCGCACCGCGTTTTCGGAAATTCTCATTAATCCACCACCTAACATGTTCTCCAATATGTCTTAATAATGGCCGTGGTTCCAGCGCACGGCCGAATTCCGCTAACTTGCGTTCGGCTTTTTTCGTGTCTGCTTTGACGTCAACTCCTATACTCATGTCTTATTTTCTTCCAAGTCGTCTATTTTATCTTCGTCTTGTACCCACGCTTCCGGATCGCGTTCATCAAACGTCGGTAGATAGCCTTTTGTGTTGCTGTAAAATTGCATAACGTCTGTTCGTTGGCCTAGCACTTGCAACGAACTATCCATCAATAAACTAGTACCGTCTGCTAGTTTATCCAAAATATCCCGCGCCTCTTTATATCTATCCAGCCACGGATCGGCTTTTGCTTGTGATCCAACTAGCGGCTTGCGGCTTAACGTATAATACAACGCTATATCCGTAGCCAATGCCGTTAATATCGGTATGTCATTAGCAAACGGCAAGGAATATCGTAGCGCCAGTTTTGCATTCATTTCCGCTTCAGCACGTCCGGCGTAATGCGCCAATGACTGTGACGTTATGGTACTCAGACTCCCTATCTCCGGCAATGTCCGGAGCATGTATTGTACGCTTGTATACGAGACTGGTAACGTCGCTGCCATTTCACCATTCCTGTGTCATTAGTTCGCCTACATGATCGCGTGCCATTCGCAATAACTCTGTCTCTAAATCTTCTTGCGATGCGAATCTATAATGTTTAGTTCCATTCAATTCGGGTATTCCGGTTTTCGCTGCCGCTATTTGAAACGCTACCTCTGTCCCTAAACCCAATATTTGGCACGCCTGACTGTAATACTCCAATGGATCAACGTTAGAAAATACACTCCGTCCCCGGAAGTGCTTACGATATATTGCTATCACTTCTTTGGCACGTTGCTTGATTTCATCTGTCAGTTTTCCGCCATTGGCCTGTATATCATGCATGCACAATAGCATTTTATCGCGCATTATAAAGTGTTTTTGTAAGAGTCTATCTGGATATCTAACCATATCTTTTTCAAGCAATGGATAGTTTCGCGCGAATCTCCCGCGTCTTGTCGCCTCATCCAAATAACCTACATGGGGTATCCAGACATCTCCCAATGACACTACACGGCCAGGGCCTTCATTCAGACCTAATTCCGGATGCTCATGAATGCACCCATAAAACTGCATTTTCTGCTCCCCATGATACAACCTACGAAATAACCTTACCGGTGTATCCGGCGTGAATGTTGTATCACATGCAAAGTGGCATTGTTTTATACTATATCCATTGTAAGGATTGTTTCTCAGATATTTATGGATTGAATAACTACCCAATAGTTTTTCATCAGTATCCAGCCATAATATCCAATCCTTGCTGCATCTATGCAGCCCTATGTTTCGCGGCGTTTCAAATCCTGCTTGTTTCGGATCAGGGCCTTCAATAACCTTCGCATCGCCTCGATACCATTTTGTATATTCATTGACGATACGTTTTGCTTCTTCATTCATCCCGCAATCTACGATAATTAATTCATCAATTACATGATTTAATGATTTCAAACACCAATGCAGATTTTCTTCGGCATTCTCACCCGCCATTATCGACGCTGACACTGTTTGCTGTGGACGCTGCAGCCAAAGCTTTCGCTCCATGTTTATCCGGCCTGTCGGTTTCCCCGTTACAACATATTCCACCAACCACCAGCCTAGCGGCTCTTTGGTATATTCAGATACCCCCTGATATATAGGCGCTATTGTCAATCCGTCTTTCTGACTAAACATGTCCCGTAAATCGTGCCAATCGAATTCCCATAAATGGCACCTATAGGGGTAAGTATGATATGACGCATATTCCCATGGGCCGTAAGGCACTGTAATAATTATTCTCCCGCCGGGTTCAACAAGCTTTTCGACTTTATCAATTAATTCTGTCGGCTCTGTTACGTGTTCCAATACTTCAAACAAAATCAGCACATTCGCCGCTTTTGTATCAATATCTTTCGGCCCTGTCTTGAATAGGGCGTAATCTTCACGTTCTGTTGATAGAAATCTAACAGCTTTTTTTTCTTCCTCCGTCAACATTTTATCTTTGTGTTGTTCCGCTAAAGCCAATCCATTTTTATCTACATCTATCCCTATCCATTGTCTATTCGGAATACGTTTGACCATGTTTAATAGATAACTGCCATACGCACAGCCGTAATCTATGATTCTGTCACCTTCTGGGCGATGCTTGAGCCAATCTTCCAATAGTTTGAACCTGGCTTCTTCCACATGGTGCTCAATTAATGGCCCGTGTGTCAGGCCGATATTTTCATAATGGGCTTTATATGTGTCTTCATTTTCTGTAAATTTCCAGTCTTCTTCGATTCTTTTCCTTAATACCGGGCTTATATCTTTCAACGCCCGTGCCGCCTGGATATCGCTATGTTTCCAAAAATGATAACCCAGCGTATCTTGATTTTTCGACAACTCGCGTATTTGTTTTTCGATTTCTATCGCCCATTCTTTAGCGACTGCCGCCCAACTATAAGACTTGGCTTTTTCTTTTCCTGCTTGTGACGCCTTATCCCATATGTCGGAATCAGTCATTAGCCGTTCGGCTTGATCGCAGAATTCGTTGATATATTCAGACGTCCACGGATCACCGTCTATCAATGCGCCTGCGTTCTTATCCAGGGTCTCCGGCAATGCGCCTCTTATTGATGTTACAGTCGGCAATCCGCATGCTTGAGCTTCCATCAGGGATATGCAGGATATTTCGGCAAAATCCGGGAAGTTCTCGCTCGGTGTCGGATATGCGTACACTCCGCATGATGCATACAATTCGTAGAGTTTTCGCTTACTCAGTGATCCATGCCATACCACTCTATTGCCATACTGATGTATCAGTGAATCGATTTGACTATAATAATCCTTCATATGCTCTGTCGTATTTGAATATCCGCATAGATGAATTTCTACGTCTTTGCGTTTCAGCATTTCCGGGAGAATATGTTTTAATAGATTATCAACGCCTCTTTCGGGACGGGCCGCGTACACCATTCGGTTTTTATGCCGTCTGATATTTTGTAATCCATTAAACAGACTCAAATCTATACCATTTCGGGTCAACATCAATCCTTCATCTAATCCATATGTGGACTGATATTGATTTCTCATATATTCGCTTAATACCAGGATCCTATCGACATTCCACAGAATACCCATGACTTCCGGTTTTTGTCTGCCTAATGCCAGGTCATGACACCATAGCCAATTCAGCTTACTCGCCTTTGGTGAGGCGAACATATCCGGTAGTCTTTGAACAATGCTGACATCGTGCGGAACCATTTGCGAGAACGCCTCCCAATCTTGCATGGGAAAATATCTGACATCATCGAATACACCCGCCCCATGGCCTTCCACATTACAATTACAAAATACTCGGACATGATGGCCGAGTTTTGCTAATTCACGGGCCATGTAATAACCGGCGGTTTCGCTCCCGCCGAGCCCTTCGTTTATTGCCGTATGCCCGTTAAACGGCAGTCCCGGTACTGCTATTGCTATATCGAATGGCTGCCCTCTATCATTCGTCATGGTATGATCCCTATGCTCCGCTGGGTTGTGATAACGTTAAACAAAAACTTTTTTCTAAAGTCGTATGCACTCGACGCTACTGTTTTTTGTGCATACCATTCGCCCATATATACCCCGTTAGACGTTGGTGTTGTGTACATGGCATAATATGCTGTCGTTGTGCTTTGTTGGGCCGTAATAGACGCTACGACACTATCCGTTATTCCGGTTATCTTTAAAATCGGGGCATTGTCAGGCGCTACACTCGTCGTAAATGTAAATTGTACAGTATCGCCAATCTCGAATGTATCGCGCATTAATGTAGTCTCCCTGGTTCTACCGATCCCAATTCCCGCGCCAATAAATCAACAGCGTCGATATGACGTACCAGTATATCCATGGATGTATATGTTACCCCTAACAAGTTTTTCAATTGTAATCTAGCATAAACTAATGCCGCAACGACTGCTTGTATTAATTGTGTCGATGTTGTATCTACGGTCATTAAGTCGTCATGTCGGAACAATTCCATTACTTTTGCCGTCGCATCTGATAATAGTAATTTATCCGCTGATGTTAAATCAATCAGCCTTTGACGTATGACACTATCCGAGATTAAGAGTCTATCGGTTAGCTGTTTCAGAATATTCCTTATCGCGGCGTCTTGTAATAAGATGGATTCGTCCATATATTTGTCTTGATGTTTGACGATTTGTGATAAGATTAACAATCCATCGGTTATGGCTACCTCCGATACGCCCGTAGTTTGTAATATATCCACCGTATCAGAAATAAGTAACGCATCTAACAGACTCAATTTATCGATAATCTTGGCCGTCCAGTCCGCCAATAAGAGAGTATCGGCTATTTGTCTATCGACCTGTGAGACTAAATTAATGCTGTCGATTATGAATATCTGATCGGATATGGTAATAGACTTTCCTTGCTCTAAATTCGCATCGTCCGACAATAACAGAAAATCAGCTATCGTCGCCGCAAGTTCTTTTATCGTCATATCATCCAATAGCAGATTATCCATTAATGCGTGTTCCTCTGTTCGTTTTGTCGTATCTGATAATAACAATGGATCAACTTGTAGTTTCTGCCTAATGCCTTGCGATAACGGCGTATCCGACATCAATAATGAATCTAATATCAATTGCGATCTTTCGCGTGATGATACGACTGTATCTGATAATAACACATTGTCCTGTAATAATCGGGCTAAAATCAAACCGACATCTGGCGAATCAGACAATAAAAATGTGTCTTGTACTAATCGGCTTATTGTTGCGGATATGTTTATCGCATCCGATATCAATAAAGGCATTAACTGTAGCAATAGGATATCCCGCCGATCTGTATCAGCGATAAAAGTCATATCTAATAAACTGTGGGATTCCTGTTTACTGGATGGATCTACAAATTCGATCCCATCTGCTATTGTTCGTTCATATGTGATACCGCCTGCTGCTGCCAGGTCGTCCCAGTCGTCGAATCGTGCATCCCCGGGCGCTCCCGCTTGGTCATTCCAAAATCCAGGGAAGCCCGAGGTTATCGGGG